AAACTGCTCTGATTAAAAACAATCCCAGTTTAAAAACCGAGGGTAGCCGCATTGTAACAAAGAGTTGGATACAAGCTGCTAAAAACAATAGACAGGCAATATTAAATCGTATTAGTTCACAATATCCTGGTGCTGAAATTGTGGCTACATCTTGGGATACTAAAGATGAAGTACAAGCTCTCGGTTTGAAGAATTACAATAAGAACAAAGGATTCTCAAGTGATATGTACGCCAAGATTAAACTTCAAGATGGTAGTGAGATTTTGGATGAGGTTTCTTTGAAAAAATCAACCATGGTTAACTTTTTGAATTCAGGTGCTGGTAAATTTTCCGAATGGGATACTGACTTACCAGATGAAATCAATCAAAAGGTATATTCATCAAATCAAAGAAAAGGTTTGAGTGATTTTGGCTCTAAATTCTCAAATGACATTAAAAAATTAATTGATTCAAATGACCCTGCTGCAAAATCAGTAATAGATACTATGAAGTCTAAAAAAATATCATTTGATGATGCTTTGAATGATTTAGCAAAGGGTGGTGGTAGTCGTAGCAAAAACAAGGTAGTATTGGAAGGTATCAAAGCTCTTGCTGATTCTGGAAATGAAGATGCAAAACAATACATGAAGAATGTTGATGAGACGCATCGTGAGTTTCAAGCCGAATCGGTTAAAGCTATTGTCACAAATCCAAAAATGAAAGCTGGTATGTTAGAGGAAATTAAGAAAGAGTTTCCTTTAAAATCAGTTTCAGATGGTGAAGAGACCATGGCTATCGGTCCAAACTCTTTGGATAAGAAAGTTATGGAAAAAATATTTGGAACATCTGATTTTGAACAAATCAAAGAAAAATTAGTAGCTGAAGATGGCAATCCACCATACTTGGGATATAAAGCAGACCTTGATGGTAAAGTCATTCCGTTAGCTACAATTGTGGTTCGTGAAGATGGTGTTGGTTATGGTGGTCAGATAAAATTTGAAATGCAGTTAGACAAAAGGTTTGCTAAAACCCTTGAAACTGCTAATAAAGACATATATTCAAAATAATTACGGAGACATGAGTGAGAACGCAGTTATTGTGTACATTTACAAACGAAAACACATTTGAGGATGTGGTAAACGCTATTCATTCTAAATTTGAGTTGTTTAGTAAAAAAATATTCATATTGAAATTAGACCCATCTAAAGAGTTAGTTGTTAGTTACAATATTATGCCAACCACCATGAACAAGTTCTTACCAAACACAATCATGGTACATCGTAAAAAGGAAACCAATACGATGTATACTATAAATGCTCTAAACAAACTTATATTAGACTTAAACAATGGAGTAAGTGATAGCCATTATCAAGTGAATTGGGACGAATATAGGAATGCTGTGATTCTGACCGATGGTGATGGGTATAAGATTTTAAAAACAACATTATTCAGAATTATTGACGTTAATTAACTCTACTCCGATATTTATACCAGTGGGTATAATACCAACGGGTAAACCCCCCAAAACTGAAAAATAAAAAAATATTTTGAAATACATTTGGAATTGTCACCCAAATGTTGTATATTAGTGACAAGTTTAACAATTAACAAATAAAAAAAGGTAAATTATGGCTATTGACTTAAATGCAATCCGAAACCGTCTGAACAGTCTTCAGACGAAAGTAACAAAGACTGACAACTTGTGGAAACCACAACCTGGTAAACAACAAATTAGGATTCTTCCTTACGTCCACAACTCCGCTAACCCATTTATCGAACTTTACTTCCACTTTGACTTTGGTGGTAAAAACGTATTGTCACCCATTTCACATGGTGGTGCTGACCCGTTGGTTGAGTTCGCTGAAAAGTTGAAGGCTACTGGAAATCGTGATGATTGGAATCTTTCAAAAAAGTTGACTCCAAAGATGCGTACTTACGTTCCTGTATTGGTTCGTGGTGAAGAATCTGAAGGTGTTAAGTTTTGGGGATTTGGTAAACAAGTTTATCAAGAATTGTTGGCGTTCTTCGCTGACCCAGATTATGGTGATTTGACTGACCCTGTTAGTGGTCGTGATATCACTGTAGAATTCAAATCTGCTGCTGATGTGGGTAAATCTTATCCAGAAACCTACATTCGTGTAAAACCAAACACAACTCCAATTTCAGAGGATAAAAACATCCTTGAGTTGTGTAAAGACCAAATCGATTTGTCGACTATGTTCAAAAAAGTATCTTATGAGGATATGAACAAAATGCTCGAACAATGGTTAGAAACCGGCCAAGTAGCCGACTCTGAAGCTGAACCAACCGCTGACGTTCCGGTTCAGTCTGAATCCGCACCAAAATCAGTAAGTGGTGCTGCTAGTGTAAAAGAAGCATTTGACGACCTTTTTAACGACTAATTATGGCAGGAAAGAAAGATTCAGTTCGTGATGAACTATCGTCAATCCTTGCTAATAATCTAAACAAGAAATTCAAATCGGCTCACAAAGTCGCTTTTTTCTTGGATGGTTCGGAACAGACACCCACCGACTTGGATGAGTGGGTGTCTACCGGCTCTCCTATGTTAGATTTGGCAATCTCAAATAGACCTCATGGTGGATTACCAGTTGGTCGTATTACGGAGATTACTGGATTAGAAGGTAGTGGTAAATCACTCCTTGCGGCTCATGCTATTGCTGATACGCAACAAAAGGGTGGATTGGGTGTTTACATTGACACCGAAAACGCACTTAACCAAGAATTTCTTGAAGCCATTGGAGTTGACATCAAAAAGATGTTGTATGTTCCCTTGGAAACAGTCGAAGACATCTTTGAAGCCATTGATTCGATTATTGAGTCAGTTCGTGCTGCTGATGGTGACAAAAAGAAATTGGTTACTATTGTAGTAGACTCCGTTGCAGGTGCTTCTACAAAGGTTGAGATTTCAGCTGACTACGACCAAGCTGGCTACGCAACTCAAAAAGCAATCATCATTTCAAAGGCTATGAGAAAAGTTACGAACCTAATTGGACGTGAACGAATTTCTCTAATCTTTACAAACCAACTTCGTACTCGATTGGGAGTATCGTTTGGTGACCCTTGGACTACAAGTGGTGGTAAGGCAATTGCTTTCCACTCATCATGTAGATTGAGATTGAAACAAATGGGTCAGTTGAAGGCAAAAGTTGGTGGTGTTGAACAAGTAGTTGGTATCAAAACCCGTGCTCAAGTTATCAAGAACCGAATGGGACCGCCGCTCCGTTCCGTTGACTACGATATCTACTTTGATAGTGGTATTGACAACTACGGGTCGTGGTTGGAGATGATGAAGACATACAAACTTGTTAACCAAAGTGGTGCTTGGTATACATATGTCAACAAAACTACAGGTGAGGAAATTAAATTCCAAGCCAAGAATTTTGAAGAAACTCTAAAATCTGACCCTGAACTTAAAGAGACTATTTACCAACAAATTTGTGAGACTTATATCATGTCTTACAAAGAGTCCAGTGCAGAGTCAAACATTGATAACATTGAAGTAACTGATTTTGATGATTAATAGGTATAAAGAACTGCTTAAAGAAGTAGAAAAAGAACATAGTGAAGTAAAAAACGAAGAACTAAATGATAGAGTTCTGATTATAGATGGTCTCAATCAGTTTATTCGAGTCTTTGGTGCAGTTCCTGCCTTAAATGACGATGGTGAACATTGTGGTGGTGTGACAGGGTTTCTCCTGTCCACCGCTGCTACCATCCGAAGCCTTAAACCAACCCGAGTGGTTATTGTGTTTGATGGTAAAGGTGGTTCTAATCGTAGAAAATCAGTTTATAAAGAATACAAAGAGGGTAGGACTGGTTTGACCAAATTAAATCGTCTTGCCGGTTATGAGGACTTGGAAGACCAGTCAGCTTCTATGAGAAAACAATTCGCAAGACTAATTGAGTATCTACAAGTTCTTCCTATAACACTAACCTATATTGACCACGTTGAAGCCGATGATATTATAGCTTATCTTGCGGTACACTATTTTAAAAAGGATGTCACAATCGTTTCTTCAGACAAAGATTTTCTACAATTAGTAAACCCACGAATCAAAGTTTGGGCTTCTACTAAAAAGAAAATGTATGATGAGTCTTTGGTAAAAGAAGAGTATGGTGTAATTCCTCAAAATTTGGTGTTCTATCGAGTTATAACAGGAGACGCTTCAGATAACATTTCGGGCGTAAAGGGTATCGGTGAAAAGACAATTTCTCAAAAAATGTCATTTTTAAACAATGGCGAGTTAGACCTTGATGGGTTTTTAGAAAAATGTTCTACTGACTGTGATGAGAAATTATCAAAAAAACTATTAGAATCGACTGATACGATTACCATGAACTTTAATCTAATGCAATTACGAGACCCTGAAATTGCATCTTCAATAAAGTCAAACGTTAGGGCTATCATGGATGACCATCAACCAATGCTCGATTTGGTAGAGTTCAAAAAGATGTTCATGTATGATAAATTGTACACAGCATTCGCTAATGTGGATTCTTGGTTGAGAAATTCATTCACATCCTTGGAAACAAATTTAAAAAATCACTTTGATAATAGAAAATAAATTCGTATATTTGGTTTATGGAAAAATTCGGAACGAAGTTCTCAAACACATTTCAGATAAAAGTTATATCATCCTTACTTGGTGATAGAGTTTTTACCAGACAGGTGTTTGATATCCTTAAACCACAATATTTCGATTCAGAGGCATCGGAGTGGTTGGTTAAGGAAATAATGTCCTATATGGACACATATGAGACGTTACCAACCCTTGATGTACTAAAGGTAAAGATTAATTCGGTTGAGCGTGATGTTTTAAAGACTTCAATTGTTGATACTTTAAAATCCGCTTGGACTAATCTTGAAAGTGAGGATTTAGACTATGTAAAAGAACAATCGGTAGAGTTTTGTAGAAATCAATCAATCAAGAACGCTATTCTCGATTCAGTATCATTACTTGAACAAGGTAAATACGATACAATCAAGAAAAAGATTGATGATGCTATGAAGTCAGGTCAATCACAAGATATTGGTCATGATTACAAAACCATGATTGATGTTAGATACGAAGACACAATTAGAAACGTGGTATCTACTGGTTGGAAAGTGATTGATGATGTTACACAAGGTGGTTTTGGTAAGGGTGAACTTGTAATGTTTGCTGCTCCTCCGGGAATTGGTAAATCTTGGTCATTGATTAACATTGGTGTTAACGCAATGAAACAAGGTAAGACGGTAGCCCACTATACATTGGAATTAAATGAAGGTTACGTTGGTCAAAGATACGATGCTGTTTTAACGGGCATACCTGTCGCTAACCTTAAATTTAACCGAGAGGAAGTTGACAAAATGGTCAAATCCGTGAAGGGTGACCTAATTGTAAAGTATTACCCTACCAAAACTGCTAGTGTGACCTCGTTAAGAGCTCACTTGGATAGAATGATTCTACAAGGAAAACGTCCTGATGTTGTAATTGTCGACTATGCTGATTTGTTGAGAGGGCCCTCGAAAGAAAAACGACATGAAGAGTTGGAAGAAATTATCGAAGACTTGCGTGGTATGGCCGGTGAGTATGAAGTACCAATCTACACAGCATCTCAAATCAATCGTAGTGGGGCAGAAGATGACATTATTACAGGTACAAAAATTGCAGGTTCATTCTCTAAAATGATGACTGCTGACTTTGTAATCTCATTGTCTCGTAAGATTGAAGACAAGTTAAGTGGTACTGGAAGATGGCACGTTATTAAGAATCGATTTGGGCCTGATGGTATGACTTTCCCATCCAAGGCAAACTTCTCAAATGGTCAAATTCAGATATTTGATGACGCTTCCATTGATGGTAAACAAACACAAAAAGAGATGAAAGGTGGGGAGAGTTTGGTAAGAAAAGAATTGTTACAAAAATATAAAGAAATCAATGGTGGGATGGATTTCTAACCACTATATATAATCACCCAATTTATAAAAATGAAGAAAAAAATAAGGAGAGTTGTATATGGGACTATTTGATAATCGTATACCATTTAAACCCTTTGAGTATACGGAATACTATACTGAAGGATGGTTGAAACAAGCACAAGCATTTTGGTTGCATACGGAAATTCCAATGCAAGGAGATGTTAAAGATTGGAATGAAAATTTGTCAGTTTCAGAAAAGAATTTGGTTGGTAATATCCTTTTAGGATTTGCTCAAACTGAATGTGCTGTATCTGACTATTGGACTGGTATGGTTACCAAGTGGTTTCCTAAACACGAAATTAAACAAATGGCTATGATGTTTGGTTCACAAGAAACCATTCATGCTACGGCTTATTCGTACTTAAATGAAACACTCGGACTCGAAGATTTTGAAGCGTTCTTACATGAGCCCGCTACTGCTGAAAAGTTTGAGGTTTTAATTAACACCAAAGCAGAATATACACCGGAAGATTTAAAGTGGAATTCTGATGCCCGTGAAGATGTGGCTCGTTCACTTGCTGTGTTCTCGGCATTCGCTGAAGGTGTTTCATTGTATTCATCATTTGCTGTTTTGTATTCGTTCCAAATGAGAAATCTTTTGAAAGGGATTGGTCAACAAATGAAATGGTCAGTAAGGGACGAATCATTACACTCAAAAATGGGATGTCAATTATTCAGACATATGTGTGATGAATACCCTGGATTATTAGAGAGTGTTAAACCAAAAGTTTACGAAGCTGCTCGACTAATTCAAAAGTTGGAACACAACTATATTGACAAAATGTTTGAAATGGGTGACCTTGAAAATCTAAAAAAGGAAGACCTAAAAAACTTTATCAATCAGCGCTTAAATGAGAAATTGGCCGAGCTTGGTTATAATCCATTTGCTGGTGGTAATGATTATTTTGAATATGATAAAGAATCAGCCGAAAGATTAGAGTGGTTCTACCATTTGACTGGCGGTTTAACACATACTGACTTCTTTGCTCTTCGACCAACCGACTATTCGAAGGCTGGTGAAGGTGAAGATTGGTCTGATATATTTTAATTAGTTATGAAAAATTATGGAGAAGAATTGGGTTGGGAGCTCGGAGTAGACTTTCCAACCTGGGGTAATACCGAAATTTATGTTAAAACAATCTCAAAGGGATATCTCCTTGCCGGAGAAACCCCAAAAGACGCTTACTGGCGTGTATCTACCGCAGTTGCCCGTAGGTTGGGTAAACCTCAACTTGCTAGTAAGTTTTTTGATTATATTTGGCGTGGGTGGCTTAATCTTGCTACTCCTGTCCTTTCCAATACTGGTACTGACAGGGGTCTACCGATTTCTTGTTTCGGTATTGATGTCGGTGACTCAATCCAAGAAATAGGTTCAAAGAATCTTGAAATGATGCTACTCGCCAAGCATGGTGGTGGTGTTGGTATTGGTGTAAATATGATTAGGTCGGCTGGGTCAAGAATCACCGGAAATGGTACATCTGATGGTGTAGTTCCATTTTGTAAGATTTATGATTCAACCATTCTTGCTACAAACCAAGGTTCGGTTCGTAGGGGGGCTGCTTCAATCAACCTAAACATTGAACATGGTGACTTTGATGAGTGGATTGAAATTCGTGAACCAAAGGGTGATGTGAATCGACAATCGCTGAATCTACACCAATGTGTAGTGGTGGGTGATAAGTTTATGAGAAAACTTGAAGAGGGTGATGCTGAAGCTCGTAGAAAGTGGGGTAAGGTACTTCAGAAAAGAAAAGCTACTGGCGAACCATATATCATGTTCAAGGGTAATGTAAACAAACAAAATCCAGAGGCATACAAACAAAATGGATTAAAAGTCTTTATGACTAACATTTGTAGTGAGATTACACTTCACACGGACGAATCACACTCATTTGTATGTTGTTTGTCATCAGTAAATTTGGCTAAATATGATGAATGGAAAGATACCGACCTTATCTATACAGCCGTTTGGTTCTTGGATGGTGTTCTTGAGGAATTTATCCAAAGAGCAAAGAATATGAGAGGATTTGAAAATTCAGTTCGTTCGGCTGAAAAGGGTCGTGCTCTTGGTCTTGGAGTTCTTGGATGGCACACATACTTACAACAAAAAGGTATGTCATTCGAGGGTCTTCCTGCTCAGTTTGAGACTCGTAAGATTTTCTCTCAAATGAAGATTGAGGCTGAACGTGCTTCTCGTGCTATGGCTGAAGAATATGGTGAACCTTTATGGTGTGTTGGTACTGGTATGAGAAATACTCACTTGATGGCTATTGCTCCAACTGTATCAAACTCAAAATTGAGTGGTAATGTTTCTGCTGGAATTGAACCATGGGCTGCAAACGTGTTTACGGAACAAACTGCTAAAGGAACGTTCATCCGTAAGAATTCTGAATTGGAACGAGTTCTTCGTAAAATTGGAATCAACAATAAAGATACTTGGGATAAGATTCTACAAGATGGTGGTTCGGTACAAGATATCGCGGAGCTTGATAATTGGGGGTTTGTTAATGGTAAGTTGACAAATCGTAATGATATGACCGAATCTAATTTTGAAAACAAAGAAATTGATTGGGTAAAAGATGTTTACAAAACATTTAAAGAAATCAATCAGTTGGAGTTGGTAAAACAAGCCGGTATCAGACAACAATACGTTGACCAATCAGTATCGTTAAATTTGGCATTCCCAACTCAAGCTACTCCAAAATGGATTAATCAAGTACACATGGAAGCATGGAAATCGGGTATCAAAACCCTTTATTATATGAGAACGGAGTCAGTTCTTCGTGGTGATATTGCTACAAAAGCTACTGACCCTGATTGTTTAAGTTGTGATGGATAGAAATATGAGAAACTACATTTATTTTAGTGCTCCGTGGTGTGGACCTTGCAAGATGCTAGGTCCAGTCATGGATAGAGTTAATAACACCATTCCGGTTCAAAAAATTATAGTTGATGACTTTCCACAAATTGCTAAACAACATAATGTTAGAAACATACCAACAGTAATTTTATTTGAAAATGGTGTAGAAGTAAAACGCTTTGTGGGAGTTAAACCCGAATCTGAATATTTAAATCCATAAGTTATGACAAAACCAAGTATAGTTTTTGCCACAATGTGCAAAAACGAAGAACATTGTATTCTCCAAACATTGGAGTCTGTTGCTGATTATATTGATTATTGGGTAGTGTGTGATACTGGCTCTACTGATAAGACAATTGAGTTAGTAAAAACATTCTTTGAGGAAAGAAATATCCCTGGAGAATTGCATCAAGACGATTGGGTCGGATTTGACCACAATAAAACCCTTATGATGGATAGAGCCAAAGGTAAAGCTGATTACATTATGCATTTAGATGCTGATGACCTATTGGTGGGTGACTTTTCGTTCGAAGTTTCAGAGCTTGAAGATGCTTATTTTATTCCTGTAAAACGTGGTACATCTGAATGGAAAGCTCTGATTATGTTTAATGGAAATCACAGTTGGAAGTTTTGTGGTGTAGCTCATACTACTATCAAGAATTTGGATAAACCAAATTATACTACAGGTGATTTATCACATCTTGGATACTACATTTCAGGAGAAGGAATTGGGTCACGAGCATTCGACCCCAAGAAGTATTTGTATGATGCTGAGCGATTACAAAAACAATTTTGGGATACGTTGATTAATGATCCTGACGAACTGAATAGTCGTTCGGTATTTTATACAGCCCAAAGTTATATGGACTATGGTATGTATCGTGAAGCTTTACAATGGAATCGTTTGTACCTAAAATTAAAAAATGTATGGATTGAAGAAGTTTTTGAGGCACATATGCGAAGTTCGGTATGTCTTATGAGACTTGATGCTGACTTGAACGAAATCCTTATGGAAATGAATTCTGCTATTAACTTATTTCCAGACCGAGCTGAACCATATCTAACTTTAGGTGCTTATTTAAATTCAATCAGTAAGTGGGAAATGGGATATGAGTATTTAAGTAAAGCTCGTACTTTAAGTTTAGATTTGGCAAAATCAAAATACATTTTATTTATCAACGAAAAGGCATATGGTAAATATATAAATGATGAACTATCAGTTTCATGTTATTGGACAGGTCGATATGAAGAAGGTCTTGAATACTTGTCTGAAATTTTGAATGATTCTGATTTCGAATCATCCAAAGATAGATTGCTTGATAACTTAAACCATTTCAATAATAGGTTGGATGAAAAAAACTGATGTATTAATAATTGGTGGTGGTGTTACTGGCCTTTCGTTGGCTTCATATTTGTCTAAAAAAGATTATTTGATTTTAGAAAAAGACTCTGAAGTTGGTGGGTATTGTAAAACGGAAATTCGAGGTGAATATACTTGGGATTATTCCGGACACTTTTTTCATTTCAAAAATGAAGAAATCAAAAATTATATATTAGAAAACATTGAGTGTGAACTATTAGATGTCAAAAAAATAACGGATATTTCATACAAAGATAAAATTATAGATTTCCCATTTCAATATAATATACATCAGTTGGATGAGGTTGAATACAATGAATGTCTTGAAGATTTAAAAAATTGTAAGGATGAAGATACGACTACATTTAAATCCTATGTAAAGTCAACATTAGGGGCCGGTATTTGTAACAAATTTGTAATACCATATAATGAAAAACTATACGCCTGTAATCTTGATACATTGGAGTTTGATTCCATGGGTAGGTTTTTTCCAAAAATGATTAAGCATGAAGATTTATTAAAATCCCAAAATTCTAAATCATATAACGATAATTTCATATATCCAATTGGTGGAAGCTACGAGTATATAAAATCAATTCTAAAAAGAATAGATAACTCAAAAATCAGATTAAATGAGGCAGTATCATCGATTGATTTTGAAAATAAAATTGTCACAACAGCGTTGGGGGATACAATTCAATTTGAAAATCTTGTAAGTACAATCCCATTTAATAAGCTTTTAAGTATAAGTGGTAACCCATGTGACTCACTATCTTCAAATAAAGTAGCCGTATTCAATTTGGGATTTGACAAAGGTACTGATATAAAAACACATTGGAGATATTTTCCAGGAGAAGAAGTATTTTATAGAGTGGGGTTTTATAACAACATATTAAATCAAGAAAAAATGAGTTTATATGTTGAAGTGGGGTTGAGTGAACACCAACTTATAGATTCAGGTGTACTATTAAAATGTGTAATTTCAGATTTAAAAAAGTGTGGTATTATAACTAACCATGAGTTAGTAGAGCATCAATTTATTCTTATGAATCCTGCGTATGTACACATTACACAAAAATCAAAGGAAACCTATAACAAGTGGTGTTCAGAATACAATAAATTGGGCATTTACTCGATAGGAAGATATGGGTCTTGGACATATTGTTCGATTGAAGACAATATCATAGATGCCAAAAATTTATCAGAATCTTTGGAAAATTGAAAATAATTTCGTATATTAATGGTTATGAAAAAGCAATTAGAACAACTGAAAGAATTCCACACCACGTTCAACCATCCGATTGAATTGACACCAACCGCTCAATCCGATGAATTGGCTCAATTGAGATACAAACTTGGTAAAGAGGAGTTGGATGAATATCTTGAAGCAAATCAAAATGATGACCCCGTTGGTATTGCTGATGCTCTGGCTGACCAACTTTACATTCTTTTGGGTACTATGTTAGTACATGGTATGCAAGATGTGATTGAAGAGGTCTTTGATGAAGTTCAACGTTCAAATATGTCAAAGTTGGGTGAGGATGGTAAACCCATCTATCGTGAGGATGGTAAGATACTAAAGGGGCCGAATTATTCGAAACCAGATATTGGTAAGATTATACACAAAAAATGGGAACTCGATTCCCAAAACAAATAGATGAAAAAATTTAGAATAATGTTAAGAGGAGAATCACACCCAGCCCATAAACTTACGGAAGACCAAGTGAAGGCTATCCGTAAACTTTGGGCTATTGGCCATAGAAACATTAGAGTTCTTGCCCGTAATAACGGAGTTTCTCCTGCTAACATCAGAAAGATTGTTAAGGGGGAAACTTGGACTCATATTCTAAATTGGCCGTATGAAAATTGAAGGTAAAACCTATTCTGATATAAGTAAATTTTCGGTTAGACCGATTTCAAAATCCATTGCAAAGGATATTATTGTTAACAACCACTATAGTGGTATTTGGACAAAGGTATCATATGCTCTTGGATTGTTTTACAAATCAGAAAGTGACCATCAATTTTTTAGTGGTGTAAATGAAGAGTTGGTCGGAGTTGCTACTTATGGAGACCCCATTGGTAGACATTCCGGCCAATCCATTTCACCAATTCTTGATAGAACTGAAGTTTTAGAACTAACACGTTTATTTGTATTTGATGGTTATGGTTGTAACATTGAAAGTTGGTTTGTAAGTCAAACTTTCAAATGGTTACGAAATAACGCTCCCCACATAAGAGCCCTTGTATCATATTCAGACCCGAAGGTGGGTCATTTGGGGACTGTATACCAATCTACAAATTGGATATATCAAGGTAATAGAATTCGACCAAATGATTCGTGGTCATTCAAGTGGAATGAGGACGAGGAGTGGCATCATAGTAGAACCTCATTTGTCAGATACGGAACTAACAATCCAAAAAAAATTCAAGAAATGGTGGACAAACCATTTTGGATTAAGAAAGAACCGAGAAAACATAGATATGTTTATGTTTTGGATAAGTCACAAAAAAGTCGTATATTGAAGACTCTAAAATACCCATCCTTACCATATCCAAAAGTAAGTGAGGTATTCGAAGAAGAGATACATAAATTAGAACCAATTGAAAGAGGAAAATAAACATTATGTAGACACGTCACGAGTTTTTATTCGTGAGATTAACAAAGCAATTGCAAAAG